GGAGTGAAGGGCGCATCGATGCCGCAGAATCGCTGCTTCTGTTCCTCGGTCAAGCCATCGGACTGCCCTGGACCGCGCCAGCCAGCCAGCCGAACTGCAGCCACGCGCTTCCCGTATTCGACGTCCGATTCGAAAGGCTCGAAATCAACTTTCTTCGTGCCTACGCCGATACGCGCATTTACTTCACGAGCAGCAGCACGGCGACGGCGTTCGTTCTGTAACCGTGCGGTTTCAACTGCTACGAATTCAGACTCCCCTCCGAACACAGAAAGCCAAACTCCAGTAGGCTCGCCAAGATCGTTGAGATACTCGAATTCATGGGCACGGGAGCCTGCTTTTGTTGCGTCCAACTGATCCAACGTTAGTGCTTGTTTTGCGTTTGACATGATGCTTTCCTCGGTGGATTACTGCTTTTGCCCTTGCCCCTTGCCTGCCACGCGCTACCCACCAAGGGCAGACAGGTGGCAGGTAGGTTGCCCTTCTTCGCTATTAAGCGAGTGAATCTTGAATCGTGATAATCGTCTTGGCATTAGCCAGAGCCGCACCGCCAGCACCGTTGATTTCAGCGGTGAATGGGTAGGTACGGACGATGCCAGACGCGCCGGTATCCTTGTCGTCGCCGTCGAGCTTGACCTTGCTCATGACAAACGACACGAACTCGCTAGTATTGGTTTCGTCCACGGCGTCAACGATTGCAATGCTGATGGGAGTGGCGTCATCGAAGTATCCGGACATGATGGCGTCTTGATAAAACGCAGTCAACTGACCAGTTACCTTCAAGATGCCACGGCTGATGTCAGGAGCAACATTAGACCCAAGCACGTTACTGAGAGCCGTCGTCGAGCCATCGATCTTAATCGTGGCCCCCGTCACATTAGCCACCACGGTACCGTTAGCCACCACGATACCGCTAATGCCTTGTACCACATCGGTGGTCGTTTCGGCGGTTGGGGAGGTTAGAACTTGCGCACCGCTGGAGACTCGATTAAGAGCCAGCGCAGAGAATGCGACGGTAGTGTTCCCGGTGGACGGAATGCTCACATCGACGGAGCTAAACACGGTGTCCGTGAACAATTCAGACTTGGTGATGTCACTCTGGAATTCTTCCACCGTCCAATAATTGTTGGTCTGACCGATGATAGGAGCGGCCAGCTTCTTGCCAACGACCGTAACGGTGCACGTCGTAATAGCTTCGTTCGTGAGCGCCGAACCGTTCAAGGTGACGCCAGTGAAAACTGTCTCTGAGGTCACGCCGATGACAATGATGTTGTTGGCTTTGTTCCCGGCAGTGCCGCCGGATGCGGAAAGCCGGACCACATCGCCGATCTTCAAGCCGTTAGTCAAGAACGCAGGAGCTGCGACGGATGCTGTGAAAGTGTAAAGTGCCGCCGTACCGCTAATGGTAATAGTCGATGCCGTAAAAGCCGTCGTCGCAGCAAATGTGCCACGTAGGATGGACTCGAACAGTGTCGAATAGGTGTTCCCGGACAGCAGGCCATTCAACGAGAACGTGGCGCTACGTCCACCATGCGTCTTGCCGGTAGATTGCTGATGGCTGGTGATCTCGTTGTTTTCGTAGGTAGCCACAGTAAGCTTGCCGCTGGCCGTTTCGCGACGGAGAGCTTGACTGCCCGAACCGGATCGCGGAACGCCTAGACCCGTTTGCTTGTATACGGCTACTACCTTGTTAATTTCCTTTGCAATTGTCATGCTGATGCTCCTTCGTCATTGATTGGTTCCTTGGCAAGTTTCTTGCTAGGGGGAGATGCCGGTTTTGCTGCGGGAGGAGCAACAGCAAGGCCGCAGTTGATCCACTTCTCTGCTTCGACATCGCTCAACTCAACTTCGCTGCCGTCTTGTCTGATCACTGTTTGCATGCTAGTTCCTCGGAGCCCATTTGGGGAAGTCGTTCATTAGGGTTAATCGTCCCGAAATTAAGTCGGGTATTGTGAGCAGCCTTCTTCTGCGCCATAATGCTCTTATGCGTCCCGCTGGACTTACCAAAAGGCTTGACGCTAGGACTCTTATTGGTTGTGCCTTTTCCACCCTTGCCACTGTACTGATTGATGCCTTTAGGGTTGCTCATTTTGTGGTGTCCTTAGATCTGCGCCATAAATTGAATTTTAACCGGAACTGCGTAACGGTCACCCTCTGCTCTGCCTGTCGTCACTTCCGGCGTTTCAGTAACCGTTACTGCTATTCCGCCGCTGGTGAAAGTACCTCCACGCTTGAACGTGGAGCGCAACGATTCGGCCCTTGCCGCTGCAGCTGCAGTTCCTACCTGTAGCGGGAACATCAATTTCACCTGCATGTAGCCTACTTCCTGATGACGGTCGCCGAACTCGCGGTTTTGCGGCTTAGCGAACAGGACGTGAACCTCTTGGTACGCAACCCCAGCAACAGGAACAAAAGCAACATTCTCCCAAGCGGTCGGCATTGTCGGGCTCATGCCGCTGAGAGCGGTTTCGAGCGCCGCACGGATGCTGACGACGCTCATTGAGCAACCTCTTTCACGATCCCGGGGAACTCAAGGCAGGTCAATTTTACCATACCCACGGGAGCTTGCCCACTGTATCCATCCTCAAGCCTTTGAGCATAGGGGAGGTTATTTGCCAGATAAAAGACTCCACCTCGGTTCGCTGGGATCAATGCTGCGCTCTTTTCGATGGCAGCACTCCCCCTCTTGTCCATGGTATTCGGATTGCTAACTGAAGATGCTTCCCCTTCACTGGGTTCCCAATTTCCGCGAAACCGCCCAGTATCAACCGGCGATTTCATAATCACCCTGCGGAAGATTTCCAACGTCACTTTCCCTGCCACCAAAGCAGTATCAGCTTTTGCTCTTTTGGCGAAGGCAGCAATATTGAGAGCGAAAGAGGCCATTATCCCCTCACATGTAAATCATAAAGAACGGGGGTACCCGCAGGCTTTGTTTCACCGATAGAGACAACAACATACTCTGCCCCGTCAACTACGAAATGATCTTGCATAGCGACAGGGATCACCGCATCCAACAACAGACGTTTATCACCCTGTTGGATCAGAGTACCCCGGCATAAGGTCTGGCCAGCACCGAAGTCAAGTACTGCGCCGCGGCGCGCGGAGTCAGCGGTTGTAGTGCTTGCCGTTCCTGTTGCGGGGTCATATGTACCGACCGTAAAAATCCGATGCGTCACAAGCCCGAAGCCGCTAATGAGGTCAGAGACGTCAGCTTGAAGCTCTACCCAGTCCAGGAAGTCAGTCATCCTCTCACCGCGTCGGCCGACATGCTGATTCCATTTAAATACGGGGTGAGCAATCGCTCCACCGCGCCATATTTCTTTTCACGCTGGCTATCTTTATCATAACTGATGCTGATTGGGCCAACTGATTTGCTCAAAATCCCTTGCCCCAAGTCGGCAAGCAAAGTTCCAGCAGAAGCACGAAGGGCAAGCTCACACCATGCATTCTTGACTTCGGTTGGTACAATGTTATCAGGCACCAGATACGGGTACGTGCCGACGATGCCATGGACGAACGGCTCAAGATAAACAAAGGTGCGCGGCCAATCCAGAACCTGCGTACCGCTGTAGCGATAGCCTTTCCAGCGAGCGCGGAACATTTGAATCATGTAGTCCGTGGCCTTGCGTCCTGCTGAGTCTTTCGCTTCGCCTGTCAATGCCGCCCAGGCTGTATTTCCGCGCTCTGCGTGGTAGGTGTCGGCATAAGCGGTCGTGGCGTAGGCGTCCGCGTTTGTGACCACGGTGCCGTCCTCGACCCTTAACGTGCTGGGAACAGTCTGAGCCGCGCTTGAAGCTGCTGCGCTTCCATCCACGTTCGTCGCTGTCACGCGCCCCGCAACAGTCTTGCCAGTATCAGCACGAAGCACCGTGTAGGCGTTCGTTGTGGCCCCTGAAACTGCAACCCCGTCAACAAGCCACGCATAAGCGAAGGACGTAGGCGTATTTAGCCACGTTCCATCGCTTAGGGTGAGCGCAACACCAACCGCCGCTGTTCCGGTGATCGCTGGCGCTACGCTATTGACGGGGGCTGTCATTTATCAGCCTAGCTTTCTTGCTACTAGCAAGCGTGTCTGAGTCGTTGCGGTTACAAGAGCCTTCTTCCGGCTTGCGCCGAAGCTACGCTCATTCTTGAAGATGGTGGTGAACGTGCCAGGCGCTTTTTCATACTGGTGACGGCGAGAAGCAGGAGTTTTACCAAGCATTCCTTTGCCAGTGTATTGGTTCCTACCTGTAGGATTTGCCATGTTATTCCCCTTTCAAGAATTTCACGTACAGTTCAAGCAGCGCAGGCTTGGCGTCGAACGGCCGAAAGCCGATTTGAGCTTCATTCAGAGCATCTTTCAACTGGGCCACTGTCATGGTCTGAGCAGCTTCGATAGCCGAGTTAGTGCCAGCCTCGATAGCCGCTTTCTCTTGATCGACATAGGACACCGACGAAGCAGTAGCCCAAGTAGCAAGCCCTGCCGCTACGTAATCCCGAGCGTCAACATAATCCAACTGGATAGGTTCGCCGGTTTTGGTGTCGTAAACTGTTTGCATTCTTTCCTCGCTCAATTAAGAGAGCGGCTTTCGCCGCCCCGCTCTTTTAGCAGTCTTTAGCAATGAAAGCGGCGAAGTTGATGCCGGTCGCGATAGTGCCAGCAACCACTGTGGACAGGCGAACATAACGATAAGTCGTGCCGCCTTCTTCGTTCCGGAACGGAACGACGTAACGATTGGCGGCAGAAAGAGCAGCGTCCATCGGCACAACCAGGTTGCCGAATACCTTCTTCGCCAAGCAGACGCTGCCGGAGGACATCGCCGCCACGTTGGAGCCTTCCAGCGAAACCGTGTAGATTTCATCGCCGGTTGCAACTTCGCAAGCTGACAAGTCAATTACAAGATAGCCATCGACCAGCCCCGCACCCAAGTCAAGGATGCTGCCGTCAGTGGAGGTTGTTAGCAGCCCCGCAGCCTTGAGGCTGAGGGAGTTGTCATACGTAAAGTGCCCGTATTGATTCATGAATTTTCTCCTTAAGCCACAAATGCGGCGTTGCTGATACCTGCCAGACGGGTCACTGCACGGCCGTTATAGATTGCGATGCCGTTGTACCATTCGATGCGGGTACGATACACCGGTGCAGTTTGCAGTTCGCCCAAGTCGCGAACCCCGATGGTGCCGTTTTGGATACCCTGCACACCATCCGGCGTCATGCTAACAATGTAGATGGATCCGCCGGTTGCCGTGCCGCCGTTGTAGGTCACTTCGGTGAACGGGATGATGCTGTTGCCTTCGTTGTCCAGGTCCACGGTGATGATCGGCAGATCATTGTAGGCCATTACGCGGCGGCCGAGGGCGTCCGGGGTGTACTGCACATACCCGCCAACTGTGTACAGGCGAGCTGCGGCGCTGAAGCGACGAGCCATTGCCTTGGACATGATCAGGTGGGTCGGGTTCAGGGTCTGGTCGATAGCTTCGTCCAGCTTGACGAGCGAAAGCGCATCGCCGCCGGAAGTGGTGCCTGCCCACACAATCTGGGAGCCAGTGACGCGGGTTTGCAAGCCGTCGAACTCACGCGGGTCTGATGTGGTGTCGCCCTTGATGAACTTGCGCGTCCATGCCAAGGACAAGGCACGAATCTTCATGCCTTCTTGCACCGAGCGTTGATTCATGCCCATGGTGTCAAGAATGAACTTATCAACATCCAAGTCGCCGCCCGCAATGACTAGCGCCTCAGTCATGGGGTTCAGGATGCCGGTGGAGGGCGTGTAAGCCTCGTTGACGCCACGGAACCCAACGCCGGGCAGGCTGGATTCGCGGTTGTATTTCAGTGCGTTGCCCGCGATGTCGTCAAACGGCAGATTCATGAGTACGCCAGACGAGCCAGCATACAATTCAATGACGCCGCTGCGATAGGCGTCCCCCGTTTCCAGTTTCGCTGCTTCGATAAGCGTCAATGCCATGATTCAGTTCCTTATTTTTTGCCCTGTCGAGCTGCGTTCATGCGCTCGATCGGTGGCAAGTTCATCAAATTTGCGCCCCCTCCGCCTTTGCTCGGGCCTGCGCCAGAACCAGAAGCGGTAGAGGGAAACCAGTGCGGTGCATTCTCACGCATTGATTCAATCCATTCTTGAGGACTAAATGGCGTCTTGCCATCTTTCCCAATCACAGGTTGCCCGTTTTGAAGTTGAACAGCATAGCCGTCCTCATCCAACGTGAAAATCGTTCTTGCTCGGAAAAGGGCGTCATCGACAGCCTTTTCATGTACCTTACCATTCACAGCTGCCCGAATCTGCTCATCCAAAACCCGAGTAAAAAATCTCGAAGTCTTGTTCTTTTCGGAGTCGCGCTCGGCGGCGGCAATATCCAACTTCTTTTGCCAATCGGCGTCACGCTTCGCTACCCTACGTTGGACAACATCATCCAGCTTGCCATCCTTGAGGAGTTTCAATTCCTCATCCCCGTCCATCCGGTCCATCAGACCGCGAATAGCCGCGGGATCTAGTCCCTCCCAAGCCTTGAGAGCATCTCCTGCTGTATGCAGTTTATTCAGAAGTTCTTGATTCTTACTCTTGAGGCCTTTGGTAGCAGCTTCAACCGCAGTTGCAATCGCGGCTGCTTGACTTTCTTCTGGAGTCGGCGTACCGCCACTCCCACCTTCACCCTCGCCAGCTGGAGCCAAAAACTTACAAAACAATCTGCGCACGTACATGGGATTCCCCTCGGGAAGTTTAGAATCGGGCTTAGCCCAGTGAAAGTTGAAACCGCTTAACGGCTTCAAGGTATTAGGTGCAATCTTATAGGAAAAAATTATTGTTTACAACTATTTTTCAGTTGACGGCAATAATTTATAGATCCCTATTTTAGGATTAAACTCGGGTCACTACCCCGCGCATCAAGCAATGAAGGCAAACGTGGACCTTGATCCCACCTTTGACCTTTCCAGCTTGTTCCATCGGGCTTTGAAGGACCGCAATAATTTCGGAAGTTGGAACCCCGGTGGCCTGTTCACAGACGGAACAAGTCCATTGCCCAGCTCCCCCTCTCTCGGCACGATAAGGACGTGGCTTATTGCCACCTTGAACAAGCTTGAAGCTCAAACTCCAGCCGCCTTGAAAGCTGCTGCGTCTTTGGCGCGAAGTTGGTCAAGGGTTAAAGAGGCACCGTTGCGATCGACAAAACGATCGAGGGGCATCCCACCGTCCCGAAACAGCTTTCCTTTAGTCTTACCAAGCACATCGTCCTGGAACGTTGCCGGTTGCTTTTGCAGCCAAGTCTGATACGTTTCGCTTGCGGCCACTTGACCGTTCATGCTGGCGTCGTTCATGCTGGCGCGAGTGGTTTCTGGAAACTCTTTGGCGTCAATCCCAAGATCCGCCCAAGACTTCAAAACAGGCGCAGTTGACGAGCGACAATTGATATGAGCTGGTGGGCGCGGACCGCTAGCGAGGGGGAATACTTTACCATCGCGGGATTGGCAGATTGAGCTGGTGCGCCCGTCCAGAGTTGATACCCATTGGATACCTTTTATCAAGCCGGAGTTCGCTTGGTATACCTGATCCCTTGCCACGTTTACAGTATGATTAACTGCGGTGCGCACAAGTGCCTCGGCTCCTCGCCGACTAATTTCCAGTATGCCATCTTTATATCCCATGGCTCGGGTTCCCTTGACCCTCTGCACTATCTGAGCAATGGTTTGCCCCTCCAGAACTCCCATTCGCACCGCATCCCTCAAGCGAGTAAAAGTCGAGGCATCCAAATCGGAAACCCATTCTTTTAGCAAGCGACCGGAGAATGGGCGCGCCATGGTTGCTGCATACACTTGAGCCATTGGCGGGGTAATGACTTCCATGGAAGCGATGACCACAGGTGCTTGAATGTTATTAGCTTGGAACGCGGTCTCGTGCAATGCCAAGTCTTTCAACCCAGCTTCCAACGCATCATAAAGTTTATTATAAACCTTAGTGTTGATCGTTCGAATTGATTCCAGTAAAGAGTCCAGACGCTCAACTGTCAAAGGACTAGTGAATATCTTGGAGTCGAGTGCTTGAAGCTGTGCAACGATATCGGCATCAGTCTTTGCTAACAGCTTGAGCATTTTCGAAGCCGTGTTGGTGCTATATCGTTGCAAATAGATGCTGTGGCGTACAGCATCCGAGCGAAGAGTTTCATTAACCGAAGTCATTTATGCCACCATCCGACTACGAACCGTTCAGCTCGCTGGTGGCTGCGGTATCGTCCATACTGAGGAGGGCAGCGGACTCTTGTTGGGCTTGCAACAATTGTGCAGCACCTTGAATCCTCTCAATCTCGTCAAGCACATTCAGAGAGTCATCTAAGACGTGGCGACGCTTCAATTCTTCCAGGTAGGTTTCGAGGGAGAGGGTTCCCATACCGTATGCAGCGAGGAGTTCAGTCGGCGTGCCAGCGACTGCTGTTTGCGCAAAGCTATCATTAACTTCAAGGGTTCCGCCACCTGTGGCAATGCCCATCATCTGAGCCATATACTGCAACATAAGCTCAAGCGAATCGCCTAGTCCATCAGCAATCGCTTTCAACCCAGCATTCACATCCTCGGAATTGATAGCGGCAGCGGTAGCCGTGACTTTTCCAGCATTCTCGACCCGCACGGTCATGGCAGCTTGTTCCATGCGTTTTTCGATAGCTGCCAGATCATCGAACCCCGCCTTGATCCCTGCCCCAGTGTGCTCAAGATACTTAGCATCGGCACCGGCAGGCAATTTAAGCACTTTGTCTGGCCCGATTGCCACAGTAGTATCCGCAGTAACCCCGGTGATTGCCAACATTGCAAATCGCAAGAACGTCAAGGCTTTGCGGTTTTCAGAACTGCTAATCCAGTGTTCCAGATTCAGGTCTGCCAAGGCAGACAGAGGGGGTTCACCTTCCATAAACCCAGTACGATTGGCATAAATAGGTACCAGTGGGATGAATGGGAGCGAGGTGGTGCCTTGATCCACCAGAACATATTTTCCAGCAGACGTACTGCCGGGGATCACTTGCTGCTCATAAACTGCAAAGGCGCCGGGAACCAAAACCCTGATTCTGCTTACTTCTTTTTCACCCCATTCACCGTCGGGCTCAAAACAAGTTTCCCGGATACGAACTTGATTGAGGACCATTATCCCGTTCACATTGGAGGTATTCCATCCAATCAGCTGGTCGGCAAGGATAGGCACGCAATATGGCCGAGCACCAGCAGCTTGCTGATCTGCCAACGTCGGAGACGAACCGTCTTCCCGTTTAACAACCGGAAAGTCAACAAGGATGAAGGTCACACCATCCACCATGGCATCCATAAAGACGTCCGTGGCAAACGGAGTCAGCTCACGGCCTTGTCCATCCAAGTCATCCAGGTAGGGGGCAAGGATAGGAGGCACGTCGTCACCTATTACAATCGGGCGCGAAAATACTTTGCCTGTTTGGGCATGAATTGCCTGCTTGAAACCATTATAGAGGGTGGTACCTTTCAGGCGCACAGTGTAAGCTGCCTCGGACTCAGCAGGGTGCTTGAGCATGAAAGTCTGCCCGGCCTCTTGCATGGCATCTGTCCCACCCACAAGGGTGCGGGCTAACAGTCGCTTTTTGGCGCCGTTGCGATATCTGGTCGATGGGGTAGAGACGTCGGCAGTCATCTGAAAATCCTCAAAAGTACTTTGCAACTATACGATAAATGGTTATTGCTTATCTAGTACATCTCACTTTGGGCAAACCCGCCGTCTTTTTTGATGTACCCATCAAGGGCATATCTTACCGCATCCCAACAGTGATTCCACTTGTCAACAATAGTAGGTAGAACCTCTTTTGTCGTTTTATCCACTTTGTAGGAATACAACCGGGCTTCTTCCCGCATATGAACGCAACGTTCGTGAATCACAATCTGGTCAAAGCTGCGGAGGTAAGAGATCCCATCTTCAACACTTCCGGGCCATTTGCGAGCCGCTTCGATGTTGTACCCGCGTCGCCTAACCGCCGAAATGGTTTCAGGGCGGCTGTTATCCGCTTTGATCGGCCAAGTGGCGCTACCTGGAACTTTTACATACATGTCTGGATAATTTTCGAATTCAACATGCTGTTCCCAAGCTTCATGATCAATAAACAAGGTATTGTTTTTAATGAAGCATCGAATCAAGGTAGACGGGTCGTCAGAAAATCCCCAGTCTGCTCCGAAGAAAAAACGATCAACATCTTTCGGGGTTTCAAAAACACTTACGCTATATTTTCCACCAAAGATGGTGGCCTTGCTCCGCTTCTTTGGCTTCCCGAGCCAGATATGCTCGTACGCCTCGTAATCAGTTTTCTTACACCATTCCATCTGATCCCGCAGTTTCTCAGGCAGGCAAGGGTTCTCGGTGTAATTGACCTCGGTGACAATCGACTTTGGACGCTGGGTGGCAACAAACTGCTTCCAAGTGGGATTTTCTTCGTCTTCGGGATTGAACGTAATAATGAGACGGGACTTGTCTTTTCGGAACACTGTCGGCAACAAAATATCCCATGAATCTTGAGATACAGTTTCCGCTTCCTCAACCCAACAATCATCAACCCCTTCTGTTGATTTTATTTCCTTGATGTTATGTCGAATCCCCTTGAAGAGGAACTCGCTTCCGGTTGCGCTTTCAATAGACTTGTTGGTAATGCGAAAGCCAGGTAACTCCATGGCGTCGATTTGATCGGTCAGCAACCGATGCACCGAATCCGCAATTGAATTCTGGTATTCCCGAGCACACAGTACTCGTCGGCGCTCCTGAGCGGCTCGAACCAACAGGGCGCGACCTACGCTCCAACTTTTCGCGCTGCCCCGTCCACCGTAGTAGACTAAGTAATCCCAATCCGGTTGGAACAGGGATTTGTACGGACTAAAGAAGCGAATCCGTTTTTCTTCAGTCTGGGGTGGCAGGTTTGTCATCAAAATAAACGTGTAAGGTAACAGGCGATATGGAAACCTCGGACTTGCCTGCAATATCGGTCAATGCGGTCTTGGTTGGCGCATACAATCCCAACAAGCGTGCCCGCTGCTCCCCTATTTTGGTGAGCCTATCGACAGCTGCAAAATGTGGACCATAATCGGAAAGTCGAACCGTAACAGGCTTTCCATTTTGATCCAAAATGGGTTGTCCAGTTTCATCATCTACAACGTCTCGAACCACTTGCCCACCAGACACTGCTACATGATCCTTTTTCAAAATGGCCAAAAGAATATTCTCGGCATGCTCATACAGATCCAACTGCTTCTTGCGCTCAAGCTCGACGTCTTCGATAACGATGTCATTCATTGCAGCTTGGTAGCACTTGGCCACGTAAGGCAGGGAATATCCTACGCTGGCAGCTATCTCTGTCCAGACCAGCCCTTCTCGTCGGAGTTGCAGAACCTTTTGTTGCAACTCTCGCTTGCGGTCTTTCTTGGACTGGCGTTCCGCCCGATGAAGATTCTTCTCTTCCTCGGAGTACTCGATTGGCTTACCGTTAGCGTCGGTCTTCCAAGTGAAATGAGGAGATTTTGGCATATTGCACCCTGAAAATGATGAGGATAAACCAGGCACTTAGGATTGTCACCTATCTCTCGGTCGGGGAAAGATCCCCTCGTCTTCGAGGTAACCTTATCGATTTCAAGAACATGTGAACCGCCATCTCATAAAATTGATGGAGCAACCGACGAGAAACCTTTCCGGCTTCGGCTCTGTACTTCCCACGTTGGCTAACTTGCTTCATAATTTTATCCCCAGCGATTCCGCCTTGCATTCGAAAGCCACTCCGGAAACGTTGATCACGCCACCCTGCAGACATGCAACAATCAGCTTCTCCAGCCTATCCACTGTTACCGCGAAGGGCGCCGTTGCGCGCCGCGCCGACTCTTGCCGGCCTTCCTCGATGGTCTCCGCAGCGGTGGAAAGCGCGACAAACACTAGAGCAATGCAGACCAACGCATAGGCAACCGCGTCGCCAATATCACGGTTGCTAAGAATGCTTGCCGCCTTGTGCGAGAAACCGGCTTTGCGGCGACGAGCATATTCAATAAATTTCATTTTCTTCTCCGGTGGTTGGTTGTTCCCCGCCGTAGCGGGGATGGTTGATTAGAATGTTTTTGTCTCGTTGTATTTGCCTACCAGAACAATTTCATCGTAGCCGTGCATGTATTTAATTGCCTTGATGAAGCTCATGCATATCGCCTTGCTGCTTTCCCACTTTGGATCGCTGGCCGTTGGGAAAGAATACTCATTTCCCCATGCACATGTGCCGTCGCCGCGTTTTGCGCTGCGCTGCGCTATGGTGACGCCCTTTGGATAAACCATGTCGCGCAGGGTTGCAAATGTAGTGGTTGTGAATTTGATGCTTTGAACTTTTACTGTTAGGGTTTTCATTTTCTTCTCCGGTGGTTGGTTGATGTGTTCATTATATAGCAAACAATCAAAGAAGCAAACAGATAGATGACCAATCAAAAGTCCGGCCACCGATATATTGCCACTTTTTGCCCTCCTCCCTTCAATAATCAATGGCCATTCCAAGACCCACTTCTTCGTCTTCCGCGGTACAACGGCTCGGGGTACGGGGTACTATCCCTCCAGCTTTTGTACCGCGGCTTCCAAGTAAACTGCCGCGTCCAGAAGTTCTTCCTGGAGATGAATCATCCATTGCTTGATGCTTAAGTCATCTCGCTCGGTGGTAACGCCATACTTGAGCAATCCCACTTGCGACCGCGCCAACAACTTCTGTCGAATGTTTTCAACGTTGGCATCTGGTGATACGATTTCTCGATACATCAAGATGTCGTTGTCTACCCCCATGTTGAGCCAGCACTTTGCATAGTCTTCACCGACCTTGGTCAGGTGTGAAGTCCGATCCCGAAGCACGACCTCCACCGGTGTTCCAACTGGCAAAGGTGCGCTCCCACTTTTCCATTCAATCCAGCCCATGATCTATTCTCTTTTCAAAACATAATCTAAACCATACCAAGAAGGATTCCAGACTTACCTCAACTGGGCAACGAACTTTTCGATCACCGACCGGAAGGTACCCAAACATAACTACTCTCCACTTCTTTTGATTCTGCCGGTAGATTAGAATCGGTTCTTGCCCAATCCCGGATGCTGCTTTGGTTTGCTCCCACCAAGCCTTGACATTCAAGGTCTCCTGTCGCTTGACCTCGATAGCCAGGTACTCCAATCCCACTATGTCATATCCGCCGGATCTAGTCTGCTCTAGATTTCGTTTCAGCACCACTTTCGGCATTCCCCGTTCGGCGGTCACTTTGTCCACAATTGGCTGAAGCAATCCAATCACCTCGCGTTCGGCGTTGGCCCCTTTAGTCTTTGCCATCCGTCCGCTCATTCGACTACTCCCAACAAATAAATGTTCAGTTTCCCATCTGCCGCAATCCGGGTGACTATTTGTTTCTTCTTCTTGATCTGATTAATATTCATTCGAACCGTCGGAATAGGAACTTCTCGATTGTGCCGAACATCATCCAGAAGGCCGGGAAAAACGTTTTGCCCTACCTTCAACGTTTCCAGGTATCCCGCTATAGCAGCAGTGACCGTCATTGGTCGGCAATTCGGGTGGGTTGCTTCACTCACTTTCAACATGACTATCTCCTTGAAAGATTCTCTT